CGCTTGGCATTATCCAAATCAAACTCCGCTTGTTTCCGTGCTTTGGCTTCCTCGTCCTTAATAGAATCCAAAATGTTTTTGCGGTCGGCTTCCCGAATCTTGTCGGATGCGTTCCGTCTGGCTTCTGCATATTCTTTTTGTTTTGCTGCCAATTCCTTTGCCCGTTCTTCCTCCGCTTTTGCCATTTCCTTTTTGCGTTCTTCTTCTTCTTTGTCAAGTTTTTTGGCTTCACGATTGAACAACCTCCGTTTGGCTGCCAATTCCGTTTCTGCATTTTGGGTTGCAACAACGGCATCACTGATTGCCTTTTTGCTTTCCTCGGTTTGACCATTTAATCGTTGGTCCTCCTTCGCTGCAGCCAATCTGTTTTTGGCAAATTGTAATTCCTTTGTTGCTAACTCGGTTTCCGATTTTCGGACTTGCTCTAATGCCTTTCGTCTATCCGCCAACGATGCGTTGGAATCCGACAACAATTCACGGGCTTGTGCCAATTCCTTGTTTTGTTTTGCACGAAGTTGAGCCAATGCAAGTTCTTGGTCCTCCAACTGGTCTTGAACATCCGCCAATTTTCCGCCTTCTGACGCTGCGCTTCCGAATAACCCTGCCACCATTTCCAATCCCGTTGCCAAACCATTGACAAGCAACGCGGCGAATTGGGATACCGCTTGGATGATTGGATTTAAGATTGCCCCAAATACAGATGAAATACGGGCAAGGGCATCCATACCATCCTCACTCTTTGTCAATGCCCCTTTTAACGCTGCGAATACGCCCACCAATGCGGCGATAACTGCACCAATTGGATTTGCCACCAATACCATCATGGCACGGCCTAATCCCATTAATGCCGATGATGCAACACCAACCGAACCTGGTAGTTCCCCAAACTTGTTCCCGACATCTTTTATTTTACTTCCAATGCCATCAAAGGTTTTGGATGCTTTGCTTTGAAAACTCGCAAACGCCCCTTCCGATTTTTTGACCCCCGATGTGTCAACATTGACTTTATAATTTATTTCTTCCGCCATGATTTGATTCTCCTTTTAATGCTTTTGGTTGTTTGACCCCATGTTTGATTGTATTGGTTTTTACCTTTGGCAATTTCCACCGTCTCCGATACCCCATACCATTCTTGGGCTTGTGCTAATTTTATAATGAGTAATATCATTTTTTAAGTATTAAAAAGTTTGCGTTGGTCACATAAATTGTGTGGCTTCCACCCGTTTTTGGTTTCCATGCTAATGTTACTTCATCGGTTGTTGATAAATCTAAAATGGTACTAAAATTGACCACGCCATAATCCGTTGCAATACCTCCGTAACCCGTTGTTGGAATCCCATTAACAAGAATTGCAAATGTGGAATGCTTGTTACCCGATTGTTCCGCCTCCACCATCGCGGTAAACTTGTATTGACCGCCATCGGTGCAAATGTATTTTGATGGTGCCAAGGTTGCCGTGATGTTTTGTACATACCCGATTGATACTTGGCTTTCCATCGGGATGTTTAACCATATTGTTGAATCCGTTGCCAATGGTCCACTAATTGAACTGCGATACATTGTGATTTGGTTAAATTGTACAATCGCTTGTAAACTTTCCATCTGTTGGGCGATGTCGCTGACACTATTTTGGTTGAAGGTGGTATCTTGGTTGCTATTCAAATAATCTTGTGATCCATAATGATACGAGTTCATGATACCCTTTGCAACTGCGTAATCGTTCAAATATGATTTGCCATTGACATTGACCACCACATCGGTAAATACTGGTTTTTGCCCCGTGGTTGTGAAGGTCATAATATCCACATTTGGGTATGTGATTAATTCAAGGTTTGCCATTTCGGTCAGCATATCATACTTAACCGACTGCACTTTGTAGTAATTGCCACTTATGGCGATGGTGTCGTTTAATGCGAAGTTCAACCATTCACCCACGGGTACGATTCCCGTCATTTTAACCAACCTTGATTGCGTTGAATACATACGGGATAAGTATTCCTTCCAATACAAATTATAAATTGAATTAACGGGTGCATCCCCTTTGATGGAATACTCCAAACCAAACGCCATTGAATAACTTGATTGAACTGTGGGATAAGCGGAATACGATGTCATTAACGGGAAAAATGATTGTTGAATTCCGTTAAAATAATATTGATCCGTAACGGCAAATTTACCGCCGTAATAAAACAAGGTCAAATCTTGTTGAACTGGTTTATCATCCTTATCCATAAATCGGGGGATGGTCAATTCTGTATCCCTTATCTTTTGACCATTAGCATTTACCTCGTATAAAACAGATGGGCAAATTACATTAAACGGGGTTTCTAACTCAAAAGTATCTGTGGGGTAATCAATTTCGGGTGCAAATGATATTGACCCGTATTCCCGTCTGTTAATGTTTCGATAGTATTCATTTGCCAAACATTCCGATTCCTTGTGTGTCATTGAAACGATGCTTGGGATTGGCAACTTGTCGTGTTCAATATCCTTTACGTCGATGAATGGTGACCAATTCTTTGTCGTTCCCGTATTGAACCAATCTTGCAAATTATGTATTTCAAAGGTGGTTGCACTCGTTGGGAATAATATGCAATTAAAAGTTTGTAAAACGCCATTCACAAAATCCCTAATTGTCATTTGTGGCATGGCATCCGCCATTGATACGGTTGTTCCATTGATACCTTGTGGGGCATTTGAACAAGACATATAAATAAGGCCTGGGCTTGTAACGACTGAATAGGTGCGATAACCAAATGTCACTTGGTCTTGTGGTGATAATACCGCATCGAAACGCACGGGGAATGCACCACCCGTTGTTGCATTAAACGATTGGGATTTTTTCACCCTTCCGTTTACCATCCACACGAAGTTTATACTACCCGCGCCCGTAATTACAACATCGACACCAACTTGGAATGAGTAATTACCGAATCTGTTTGGTGTGTAAACTCCCGTGGCTGCGTTATAATTACCCGATGGGTTTGCAATCACTGTTGGGAATATAATTTTGGTATACGCCAAACTTCCAAACGTGGTTTGGGTGTAAGTGAATGCCCCTACACTTGCGTTAAAAGTTCCAACTTGCGTATATTCTGGGTCGTATAATGGCCCCGCCGTTTGCATCGGAAGGATGAACGCTTTGTCCATTTCCGCCTTTGATAAAAACGAACCACTTAATGTAAACCCCGCTTCCGCAAATACCGTTGTCAACATGGCCTTTAACTTAATTGCGGGGCGTAAATCATCAATCTCAACACCCCTTGAATCTTTGATGTTACCATTAACCCCTTTCATGGTGGAATACCTCCACCCTTGGTTATAATCTGCGATGGGCCACAATATGTCACCACTCAATAATGCGTTATCCCACGACAATAAAATGTTGGCATAGTTTGCCGTGTGGTTGTATGCCGTCCAATCAACTTGATTCAATAATGTTTCACCCCATTTGTCCAATATCTTTTTGGTCGTTCCGTAAAATACCAAATTGTACAATTGCGGAATCCCGTCTTTGAACTTGCATCCAACGAACTCAATCCGACCCGCGTACACTGGCAAAGAGTGAATCAATAATGTAGCATCCTTTCCGATGTTTGGATTCCACGCACCCAATACTACATTTTCATCAAACCAATCCGAAAAGATTTGGTTGTTAGTATCCGATGCGGGTATCTGAAACGCCTGGGTGTAATCTGTCCAAACCGTGGATAAATCTTGTAGGTCTTTTAATTGGCGGTTTAATTCAACACTTTCGTCATTAAATAAATCCACGGGTATTCCCTCAATTTCCAAACTAAACCGAATGTTCATCGTACAATCTTGTTTATTTTAGGTTGGTTGTATTCCAATTGGATGGTGTATTGGATCAACTTTTCGTTTGTCCTTTTCTTAAACTCAAATGCGGTGTCAATAACCCGTGTTGATAACACTTCCGTTCCCGTCATAATTAGTACATTGGTGGAATAAAATATCTGTTCAACTATTGGCACATCCGCCTCGGGTATCCAATCGGTGTTTACTGTCATTACTTCCGTGCTATTTTGCAAAAATGGTGTGGCAATCTGTACGCCATAACTCCACGATTGGGCTAAATCCGCTTGTTTGAAAATTGGTTGGCTATATTTTTCGGATTCCACATTGTATGTTCTGCGTGATACCCCGTTAAAAAGGTACGAATCATACACGCCATAACGATTGAGGAATAACACATCTTGTTGCCCATACTTATTTTGGCAATCAAACACCACGGGCAATACCACATCATCACCCGCCTTGACAAATGTAATGTTGGCATTGGTTCCAAATAAACCTGCGATGGTAAATAATTGTTTCACTTCAATACCTTGAATGGCTTGGTCGGATGTTGTCACCGTGTTTGGAATCACTGTTGTCGAACCCACCACGATTGATGTAATCACCGTTGCATCATACCACAAATAAGCGGTTGGTGTAAATGGTGTTAAATACAATGCCGTTTTATCTGTGAATACTGACTTTGTCACTCCCGCATTGAATCCCTCCGCCGTATACGAATAACCCTTTGTGGCCAACGATAAATTGGAAGTGATAACTGCGGTTGACCCCGCCGTCCAAATGCCTTGACACTTGACCGCTACGCGTTTTGCACCGCTTCCGATGTTTGGTTTGTATGTGCCATTCACCAAAAACTCGGTGGTGATGTACTGGGTTACAATTTTGTGAACATCAATCCACGCCCTTCCACCTCCATATTGGTCGGGTAATCTATTAATGGTTACAATCGGTGTTGCGGGGATGGATGTCGTGCCACTCCACACATAAACTTGGAACTCATAACGGAATCCCGCATTTGCATAATTGGTGGATTCAAACGCTTGATAAATGATTGGGGAATTGGCCCCAACTATGGATGCGGGTTGTTGTGTAAATGTAAAACTCATCTTTTGAATAGTCCTTTTTGAATGTCTTGTTTCATCGCTTGGGTTAATGCCTTGTTGAACGATGGTAAAATTTGTTGTCTTGCTTGGCTCACAAATGGGAATGGTTGAATACCGAAATACTTTATTTTGCGATTCATCATAAACCGCATTGATTCCTCGTTTGCCTTTGATTTGAATTTACCCGTTGATAAGTCACGGGGTTGGATGCGTTTCATTTTAACCCAACTACGCATTGAATCCAATGGAATCCCTTTGCCTGGCTTCCGACCCCTTTGCACATAGTCGGCCGTCTTGTTCATACTGATACCCAATGTCAATCCATTCGGGTCGGGTTGGATGGATGCCACCAATTGACCACTGGCCACATAATTACCACGGAATGTCTTTTTGGTTGCTGACACCACTTGCCATCCACCACCAATCTTTTTCCATTTGGCACGGATAGAAGTTCGTGGGCGTTTTATTTCCAACATATTACGACAAGCAATTGCCCATTTCTTGGAATAATCCGCAACAACGGCAACGCTATTCTTAAACGCAATCGCCATCAGTAACCCACGGGTTTATTAAATCAATGGTGACACTTATTTGATACCCCGCCAATACCGAATCCATCGTTTCAACGAATGGATTAAACACAATGGGGCGTTGGAATTGTATTTGGCTATAATTGTCTTGCTCTAACTTCCATAAACCTTTTGACATTTGCACATACATTTCTTGTAAAATGTGGGCATAGTTTTGATTTTCGGTGTACCCGTATTTGTCGTAAACTGTGATTAAATTTTTTTGCTCATTCTCGCCTTTCAAAAAGTTCACACGATCCGCAATCATAATGTTCATTTGGATGGATGCAATTTGGTCTGTGAGCGACACGGCTTGGATTGAACAATGCATCAACGGGAATACCGTGAACGCCTTAAAATCAAACTCGGTCAATGTGCCGTGGCTATAATTCCATCCCTCATCCGTGGCGATGTCTTTGAATACCTTAAATGCGGTTCCTATGTGGTTATTTATCATCGCTTGTAACTTTGCTTAATAATTTTTTGTTCCATTTCCGCAATGTCGCTTTCGTAAGCGGTCCAATACAAAGCGGTGTGAATGGTCTTAGTATAGACATTTTCCAATTGTAGGAAATTTCGGTTAGCGAGTCGATAGACCATTCCA